TGCCGGATGAAAGATGGTCAGAGACAGCATCTATTTCTTCCTGAACTTTTTTAATAATATATGTATATATAGTTTCATTTTTACTCATTTGCTAATTCTTTTGCTATATCTACAGCAAGTTTCGTACCTTCTGCAACAGCTTCATTTTGAATCTTTTGAGATTGAATCTCAGCGTCTGAATTATTTTTTGCAAGGGTAACACCAAGTCTCGCACCCTCTCTTTTGTTTTCAGATTCCAATCTTTCGGTTTGATTTTTATCATTCATCATCGCTTTCTGAGCTTCCAATTCTAATTTAGCCATGTCCATTTGTTTTTTATGTTCAAGCTCTTGTTCTTTTATGGCAAGCTCTCTTTGTTGAATTTGAGTTAAAGGATCTTCTTGTTGTCTTTGTGCCTGTGCCTGCTGCGCTTCAGCCGTGTTAGATTTTAATAGTTTTTCTGCAGCTTCTGCAGTTATTCTTGACAACTCCTCTTCTGCATCTTCTGGTAATGGTTTATCTTCATTAGGCATTGCAACACCAAGATTTTTCTCTATTTCTTTTCTATACTGAAACGCCACATGTTCTGTTATATGTGCAGACAATGCAGCTTGTATTGCACCTGCAAATGGTGATTGACCAACAATCTCTTTTAACTTTGGATCGTTAGCTGCTGCCATATGAACTCTTATATGTGCTTCATGATCTTGATACTTAAATGCTTTTACTGGCTCCTGTTTTAAGATAGCCATATTTTCTGTTACTGGATCAGCAGGTTTAATGTCATCTTGTAATTTTATAATAGAACTTGCATCCTGAATACCAAGTACCTCAAGCATTTGTCTGTGAAGCTTACCCATGTCATAAAGCTGTGGAGCTTGTTGAGCAAGTTGCAATGCTGCTTGATACTGCATAACTCTTTGTGACATTGTTGCTGCATTTGGATCAGATACTGGAATAACATCTATTCTGTCATCAAAGTCCTTTGTTCTGGAAAAATCACCTTCCATCTCATAGGCGTATTCATCATCCATGTAATCTTTGATGACACCTGCAAGTAATCTTAATTCTTTTTTTAGAGCTGCATGAAGTCTAGCTTGAACACCAGACATAACTTTCATGGATCTTTCCATCAAAGCAAGAGTTGTCCCAACGGGTGCTTGGGCGTTGATGTCCCCAACCTGTATATCGGCTACTGATCCTATTCTTCTTCCTTCGTCAACGATGTTTCCAAGTAATTGATACAATACCGCTGACGGTTCTTTGTAAGGAATGAAAGTAATAGCATCACGGATCGCACCACCCGGGACATCAACGTCACGGAACTCACCCGGCATGAGAGGCGAATCGTCACCTTTGATACGAAGACCCCTAGCCTTAAGACCAGCAGGCAAATTCGACAACGTACCTGCATCGATAAGTTGTCTGAGGATTGAGGTTGCACTTTTGGCAAGTCCCCCGATGAGGTGTATAAGTCCTGTACCGTAAAAGCCCAACCCGGGGAGATACCTGTAGTGGACAAAGTACTGTCTCTTTCTTTTCTTTTTGTCATCTTCGTAATAGTTCCTTCTTATGGATAATATCTCTCTGGATGATTTATCTATAGTGATAACGTAAGGTCTGGCTATGCCGTCTTCTTCTTCAAATGGTTCTGGCATTTCCATTTCTACATGCATTTCAAGAAGAGTATGCCTGTCATCATCTTCTATAGTTGCAGTTTCACCCTCTAATTCATCGTATTTTTCTTGTATATCTGAGAAATCTGGCTCTGGTTCTGGTAATTCTATATCACGATAAAATCCATTATTCATTAACTTAGCAATATCATTATATGATTTCTTCATAACATGTGTGTATCTTTCGCATGTCATAAGATCAGAAGCTCCATATGAAACGACAAAGTCTTCTGCAGGCACAAACATTGCACATGGTCTTTCCATGATTGGATCATAGTAAACTTTTTTGAAAGCAGATCCTGCCAATGGAAGTTTAAATAACATCTGTTCTGTTTCGTCACGATATTCTGTCATCTCTTCAGTCAGAAGATAATTCATTTCATTCTCAACTCTAAGAGCCTGTTCTGTTTTTTCTACAGACATCTTGCCAAGTATCTTAGTTCTCACTGGACCAGAAGCAGGGTATATCTCTCCCATAGCCTGAGCTTGAAATCTAACTATTGATTCTGTAAGTATTGGGTGAAAAACACCTGATGAACCAGCCCACGGCTGTTGTCTTTCTTCTATCTTCAATCCAAGAAGATCTAATCCTTTAACATAACTTTTTGCCCATTCACTTCTTGATTGCTGGTCGGTTTGAAAGTTGCCAAGCAATTCACTAGCCATAGATTGCAAATCTGCTTCATCTATTTCTTCTGCAAGATTTCTATCAAATTCTCCATCCATAATATCTCCTACCTGCTCACCAGTAAAATCAATTATCATACCGCCATCTTCTGTTTCCACTGAAACAGCATCAGGGTTTTTGGCTGTAACCTCTTCAGGATTTACTATTTCTACATTTATATCTTCGTCAATAACGTCATCGTCAGCAGTAAATGGAATCATAGGTTTTTCAATAGCCATTCTAATTTCCTCTAGTAATATTCAACTGGTCTTCTATATTTCGGCTCATCATCCCAGTCATCCATAGTGGTTCTTATCCAGCCACCTTGCCTGAATCTTAACAGCGCTTGTGTGGTTGAGTCAACCAAGTCATCATGGTCTCCTGCTGGAAACGCTGCACATTCTTCAATAACTTCTTCCGCCCATCTTGTAGGTGGATACCAAACTACGCCACTTGCAAACAGATCAGTAACACCGTTTACCCTAGCTATCTTATCCTGTCCACGGCTTGGTGTAAACTCTGTAACCGGTATTCCCATAGCACGAAGTTCAAAAATCAAGGGTGAGCCTGCAGCTTTTGCTTCAACAATCATCTGGTCTGGTTCAAATTCCCAGTATTTATCATAAGCTGCTCGCTTTAATTCAGGAAATTCTAGCTTTTCTTTGTACGCATCCAATAAAATTAGGTTAGGTATCTCATTTCCGTCATCATCAGGGTGATGAAAGATACCCCATGTTGTGCAAGCGCTATAATCCGCTCTTTGCGTTTTTAAGAAGGCTGTGTCCCATGATTGGATTATGGAGTCACATGGTGGTAAATCTTTTCCTTCCCACTCCTGCCACCATTCACGCTTGATTAAAGCACCTTCTTCCGATGTAGGGTCCTGTTGGTACTGTGCGTTCCACTTTGACACTGGTAACTCAGCTTTTAGGGCGTCTAATTCCGTATCGCTCCAAAATTCAGGCCATAATGGCTTGCCTGAAGGCATAATTGCAGGTAATTGTATGACTTCCCACTCATTTGAGCCTTCTCTTTCTGTAGATTTAGTAATTATCTGCCCTGTAAGGTCTCTTTTTGACCATCTAGTCATCACAAGTATGATTGCCCCACCCGGTTGGAGTCTCTGACGAGGTCCAGAAGTGTACCATTCGTAAACTTTGTTATAAACTTCAGGATTATATTCTCCCATTGTAGCTTCTTGCTCTGAATGTGGATCATCAATGATAAGAATATCCGCACCTTTACCTGTAACAGCACCACCAACACCAATAGCAAAGTAATCACCACGCTTATTTGTGTTCCATCTACCTGCCGCTTTACTATCTGTGGATAATTCTATGCCGGGGAATACATTTTGGAAGTCTTCGTTCTGTATTAGGTTACGAACCTTTCTACCGAAGCCAACTGAGAGCTCTGCTGTATGTGCTGTTTGAATAACTTTCTTATCAGGATACATACCCAAGAACCACGCAGGAAATAAATAACTAGCAAACTCCGACTTAGTGTGACGGGGTGGCATGTTGATTATCAATCTTTTTAATTCACCCCGGGCTACCCTCTCAAATGCCTCTGCCATAATCTCATGGTGCTTCCCATGAATAAATGAAGGCCACATCAAATTAACAAACGGCAAAAATTCTTTTCGTGCCTGTTCCTTTTCCTGAATATCACTAAGCTCTTCAACTAAAGCTAAAATCTCTTTTTGTTTCTCTGGGGAAAACTGGTCTAACTTCTTAGATGCCGATTTCAATATTTTAGATAGATCATTCATTTTCGTTTATGTGTTCACTTGGCCTGCTCTCCACTATCTCTCTTGCTAAGTCTATCATCCAAAGGCAAGAAACTGTACTAACAGCAGAAACAATGTGCAAAGACCTGTCACCATTCTCATCGGTTACCCATCCAATAACAACAGGCTCTTCTAATTCAGGATACTCATCTTCAATGTCTTCTGAGAAGATATTCTTCTTTCTGAAGTCGTCTAGATTTATAACGTTGTCTGTCAATCGAAAAATCCCAACTAGTTATATAATACTAGTTATAACTAGTATTGTTATACTAGTATAAATAAAGATATATACTAGTATAAACTAGTAGGGAA